ATGAGAAGCAGCGGCTCAAGGTAGCAACCATCCACGAACGTGTTGTAAACCAGCGTCGAGACTATACCCACAAGCTGAGTCGGAAACTCGTTGACGAGAACCAAGTCATCGCAGTGGAAAACCTCAACATCAAAGGGATGGTCAAGAATCACAAGAAGGCGAAGGCTGTGGCTGATGTCTCTTGGGCTGAGTTTTTCCGGATGCTGGAATACAAGGCACGGTGGGCGGGACGCACATTCATCCAAATCGACAGATTCTTTCCCAGCAGCCAGACTTGTAGCTCTTGCGGCTACAAGAACACCGCTGTGAAAGATGAAAAGGTACGGCGTTGGACTTGTCCCCAGTGCGGCGCACACCATGACCGCGACATCAACGCGGCAATCAATATTTTAAGAAAGGCAAAGGATACCTGCACCGCAGCGTAACCGGCAATCCCTACTACGGCAGGATGAGCCGAAAGTTACGCCTGTGGAGACTGGTAAGACCTCGAACCTCACGGTGAGAGGCACGGTCTGCGAAGCAGGAATCGACCGGACGTGTGTACCTGAAAATTACCAATGCGAATGGTATATTCTTTCATGCTGTGCATACGGAACACACAAAAGGTTGAATATCCGGTTCTGGCGGTTCGAGTCCGCACGACGCGCCTTCTGTTTTCGCTGCTTCTATCTTCACCTCCGTCTTTTTAACGAGCAGCGGACACAGAAACATCTCTCAATATGATAGCGTAGCATAACTGGTAATGCCGTACCTCTCTCACAGGTAACGATATGTTGGTTCAACTCCAGCCGCTATTGCCAGCCGGCGTTCTACCCACCCCGCCGACATCAACTCTCTTCGGCGCTGGCGGCCTCCGTGCAGACGGGATTACACGTGATAAGCGGAGGCTGCCAGCACCACCAAAATGCTGGTGTAGCTCAGTAGGCAGAGCGGCGCACTCGTAACGCGCAGGTCGTGGGTTCGACCCCCACCGTCAGCTCCATTCCATACTCATTCTCCTTTAAGTGAAGCCCCCGTGTAACAGGTCTTTTGAAAAGTGCTTTCAGCCTCGTTGTGCGGGGGCTTCACGACTATGCTGATGTAGCTCAGTTGGCAGAGCGGCGGATTTGTAACCCGCAGGTCGGGGGTTCAAGACCCTCCATCAGCTCCATTAAAACCATGTGCTTTTGTGGTGTTTTTATATGCGCGGATGTCGTCTAATTTGGTGAGACACCAGCCTTCCAAGCTGGTCATTGCGGGTTCGAGTCCCGTCGTCCGCTCCAAGGACACCGTAAAGTGTGTCCTTCTTCTTTATCTGCTTGTTTGTCCTGTGTTTTTCGGACAACATCGGCGAGCGCAAAAGTCGCCTGAAGCGTGAGAAGCGAGCTGCCTGCACCTGTTTTGCGGGCGGTGGCGTGATAAGGGTGAAACTCTGCGCTTTCAGTAGCCGAAAGCAGATGAGCAAAAGTCTCCGCGAACGCCTGCATGGTTCGCGGGACAAGGGAAGCCGGAAAAATAAGTAAACGCGGGCCGAGCGCAGAGGTTGTTGGCGTATTCCAGACGTGGGTGCTGCCTTTTATGCTGTGCTTGTTTGCGTGGGGTCCGGTGTTCTCGCAGTCTGGATGGTTGCTGCGAGAGGTGCCGACTATTTGCGAAAGGACGGATTTCTATGCCAACTACATTTCAAGCGTTTAAGTATCGCATTTACCCGACTGACGAGCAGGTCGAAATCATCGAGAAGACTTTCAAATGCTGCCGGTTTGTGTGGAACCATTTCCTTGAACAAACCTCCAAAATCTATGAGCGCCGACAGGAGAAGATGACGACCTTCGACTGTATGAAGGTTCTCACGGAGATGCGGGAGCGCTGGCCTTGGCTTGCGGACTGCGGCTGTACGGCAGAGAGATATGCCATCATTGATTTGTTTGAGGCGCGAAAAGCGTTCTTCCGCCGCATTAAAGCGGGGGAGAAGCCCGGTTATCCCAAATTTAAGGGCGCGTCCCATCCGACCCAGAGTTTTACGACCGCTGGTACTATCTATGTGACGGACGATTACATTCAAGTTCCGTTTGGAGGACAGTATCAGAAAATCAATAAGCTCAGGCGAGGGACGGGGCGCCCCATCGAAGGGTCTCCCCGCGAGGTCACTATTTCTCGGTCTGCTACCGGAAAATACTGGGCATCTGTCTGCTGTAAAGTAGAGCGAGACACGCTGCCTATTGTGGACGGCGAGGTGGGCATCAGTCTCGGCCTGAAGGAGTTGGCTATTGACAGCAACGGCGTTCACTATGAGAACCCGAAGCATCTGAGCAAGTCTGCAAAGCGGCTGGCCCGTGAGCAGCGGCGTCTATCCCGTAAGAAAAAAGGCTCTGCCAACTACGAGAAGCAGCGGCGCAAGGTAGCCGGCGTCCATGAGCATATTGCCAATCAGCGCAATGACTACCGGCATAAAATCAGCCGTGAACTTGTCAACGCAAACCAGCTTATTGCCGTTGAGAAGGTGGCCGTTAAGCCCTTAGTTGAGGGCAATGAGCAGGCTAAAAGCATCCTCGATGCCGGCTGGTCTGAACTTACCGGTATGATAAAGTATAAGGCGGACTGGGCTGGACGCACGCTGGTGGATGTAGATACCGCCACCGTAGCACCGGAAGCAAAGCATGACGAGGCGCTGGCACAGGTCGTGCTGTCCGAAGGTCAGCGCATGGCCTCCGAGCAGAATCCCGCCTAAAGCCCTATGGCGAGCAAATAAAGTGTGCAATGATTGCACACATTGCCAAGGAAATAAAAACGAGTACGGACGGTATAACCGGAATTAACGCCTGTGGAGATGCATGGTCGTCGTGGAAGCAGGAATACTCTGTTGGCTGGTTTGTTATGTGAGAGGTGGCGACCAGCACTTTCGGGGAACTGAATACCTGTGCTTGGTATACACCACCCGGAAATAACAGGGTTGTATACCATGGCTTCTCGCTGTCTTGTATTCTGCACCTCGGTATACACCACCCGGAAATAACAGGGTTGTATACCCAATAACTTGAAGACTGGTATGCACCACCCTGAAATAACAGGGTTTTACCATTCGTAATTATGGTTCTTTCCTCCGCTGTGTGGAGCGTTTTGTCGAAATGACAAAACATTCCTCTTAAATTCTTAAAAACAAGAAAGGAAATAAAGAATATGGAACCTTCTATCAACAGAACTCTCACCGTCAGCGTCGTCAGCTATGGCGTCGTATCTGTCGTCAATGGAGTCATCAACGTTGACAACCAGAACCCCATCGAGTTTCCCGCCGTGCTGGACGAGGCATCCGCTGCCAAACTGCTGAAGAGCAGATACGGCGGCAAGCTGTTCCCCGTGGATGCGAACATCGTCGTGTCTTCCATCCGGCATGAGAAGTGGAAGTTCTCTATGGACCTGAGCCAGTTCGTTGCTACCGCTGCCCGCAGCCGCGTGGATGGAACCGAGTCCGGTGCTGATGATACCCCCGCAGAGAACGTTCCCGCCACTGAGCCGGCTGTTCCTGCGCCTGAGACGGCACCCGCTGCTTCTCCTGCTATCCCCATGCCTCTGGTCTCTGAACCTGAGGAGGATTTTGCGCCTGTAGCTCCCGAAGCGCCTGCTCCCGCCGGTGGTTTCGCTCCTGAGACTCCTGCGCCCGCCGCTCCCGCCAAGGAAGTTCCCTATGGTGGTAACTTCAATTTCCCCGCTGACAGCGGTGGCGACTTCGGTTCCGGCTTCTTCGGTTAATAACCGATGGACGCTGTGAACGTTGGCCGTGGATGCCTTGATTGCATCAACAAGGAAACTACGACGACCAAAGAACCCTGTAAGAGTTGTTCCCGCTGGAATAGGTGGGAGCCTGACGAAAAGTGTAAGGAAAAGATGGCGGTCAAAGCCGCACGTGAAAGGACAAAGAAATGAGTAATACCAAGGCATCTGAAAAGCCCGTCGTCGGGCTATTTAAGGTTTGATGTGGGTTTCCCACAAAAAGTCTTATAGCTACAGCCACACCGACGTATGTAAGTTTTCTCTCAGGTAGGGAAGACGGATGCACCTGCGGGTTTTCCCAGCTCGCAGCTCTGCCAAGCATACGCCGAGGCAAGGGAGACATTACCGCCTCTTCCAGAGGTGAGACACTACTATGAAAGGAGATGAGCGCACATGACGATGGTCTATGTGCAAAACAAAGACGGTAAACCTTTGATGCCGACAACTCGCTATTGCTATGTGCGCCTTCTCCTGAAGGAGAAGAAAGCACGAGTTGTCAGCAGAACCCCGTTTACCATCCAGTTGAACTACGATACCCCTGACATTACCCAAGACCTGATTCTTGGCAGCGACCCCGGCAGAACGAATATCGGCGTCGCTGTCGTCAAGGAGGACGGACAATGCGTATTCTCCGCACATATGGAGACACGCAATAAGGATGTACCCCTCCTGATGAAGAAGCGTGCCGGTTTCCGGAAGCAGCATCGCACGTTGGACCGGCGCAGGAAGCGCCAGCGTCGTGCGAAGGCTGCCGGAACTACCATCGCCGAGGATTTCGTTGAGAGACTGCTCCCCGGCTATGAGAAGCCTGTTGTTTGTCACCACATCCGTAACAAGGAGGCGCGGTTCAATAACCGTAAGCGTCCTCAAGGATGGTTGACGCCCACGGCGAACCACCTGCTGCAGACCCACATCAACCTGATTGCGAAAGTAGCGAAGTTTTTGCCTATCACGAAAGTGGTGGTGGAGCTGAACCGCTTCGCATTCATGGCGATAGATAATCCCAATATCCATCGGTGGGAATACCAGCAGGGTCCGCTGTACGGACTTGGTTCCGTGGAGGATGCGGTATACGCACAGCAGGACGGACATTGCCTGTTCTGTAAGAAGCCCATTGACCATTATCACCATGTCGTCCCACGCCACAAGGGTGGTAGCGAGACGCTGGCAAACCGGTGTGGGCTTTGCGAAAAACACCACGACCTCGTCCATAAGGACAAGGCGTGGGCTGGTAAGCTGGTTACACGTAAGGAAGGTATGAACAAAAAGTACCACGCCTTGAGCGTGCTGAACCAGATTATTCCACACCTCTTGGAGTACCTCGGAGACGAAACTCTCTACGATGTCTATGCCACGAACGGACGCTCGACCAAGGGTTTCCGCATTGCCAAGAACGTGCCTAAGGAACATTATACGGACGCCTATTGTATCGCCTGTTCCATCTTGGACACTGATATTGAGGTCTCTGCGCCGACCAGTCCTTTTGGGCTGAAGCAGTTCCGTCGGCACGACCGGCAGGCCTGTATCCGCCAAATGGTTGACCGGAAGTACCTTTTGGACGGCAAGGTCGTTGCAGCAAACCGGCATAAGGCCATTGAGCAAAAGTCCGATAGTCTGGAGGAGTTCCGCGAGGCTTACGGCGACGCTGCGGTATCGCAGCTCACCGTAAGGCCACACTCACCCCAGTACAAGGACATGACCCGCATCATGCCGGGTGCGGTGATGGATTTCAACGGGACTATCGGGGTTATGCAGAGTTCGATTGTCGGCAGGTTTTATAAGTCCACGAAAGGATACAAAGCTACGCCAAGGAGATGTGTGCTTCTCGCACAGAACGCAGGCATGGTTTTCCTCCCTGCCTGAAATGAAAGGAGAAATACAATGAAAAACACATCAAATCTTAAATCTCCCGTCGTCGTATTCATCAGTAATGACCACGATACCGTCATTGGTGTGATGGTCATTAAGAATGATGACGAGCACCTTCAGAATAATCTCGAAATTATCGAGAAGAACTGGGTCGCTGCCCGTAATGAGCTGCTTCAGCGGGCTCGTGAGGACGAGAGCATTGAAGCAGACGAGGACGAGCTGCATATCGCTTTCATTGCACATGAGTTGGGAATGTTTGATGAGCCCTATGAAACCATCGACATTTCCGGTGTCTATTCTGTCGCCAACGGGAATGTGGACCGCATCTGAGTTGGCCTTGGCAGCAGACACACAGCGGCGCAGGCCCTACTCCGGCGGCTGCGCCGCTTTTAGCTAAATACCTAAAAGCAAGTACGGACGGTATAACCGGAATTAACGCCTGTGGAGATGCATGGTCATCGTGGAAGCAGGAATGCTCTGTTAGCTGGTTTTCATGTGAGAGATGATGCCAGCAGCTAAGGGAACTGAATATGCCTGTGTTGGGTGTATGAGGCCCTGAAATGACAGGGGTGTATACCATATAATCTGTCGCTTGAGGAGACAGGCGTATAGAGCCCAGAAATAACAGGGTTGTATACCAAACGGCCACCTTTTGACGAGAAGGGCGAGGGTGTATAGAGCCCAGAAATAACAGGGTTGTATACCCCTTAACCGCGCTCCAACTTTCAATCCTAAGGTGTATAAGGGCCTGAAATAACGGGGTGATACCTCAGTTATTCCTTTTAGGTACATAACGGGCTAAAACAACAGGGTAGTGTACCAGATTATATATGATATGGGTGTAGGTATTCGTTTAGGACAACTTGAAGTTGAAAGGAGGTCTCTGGATGGCCTCAAAAAAGATATATAGTTCCCCTGAACTCTATGAGGACAAGTTGGTGCGCGTAATGGCGCGGCTTGGTATCGAAGAAGGCGACTACAACTACGACTGGAGTCGTCAGGAGTGTTGGGTTGAGTTCAGGTACAAGGGGGAATATTATCGCTTTTCTCACAGTGTAAAGAACGCTCAAGAGCACGGTATCTCCCTGCAGTACGGCTCCGATGCCTTTGCACAGGTCGTGCTCTCTTTGGAAGACCTCGCCCGTATGGTCGAACGAGGCATCTACGACCTGTCTACATGGGTGGCCGGCATGAAAGCCCTGCCGAAGCGCTCCGAGTCATTAGATGCCTGCTTTATTGCTCTCGGTTTCGTAGAGCCGCCAACATCCAAGGAAGAAATCACACTCCACTATCGGCGGCTGGCAAAGGTATATCACCCTGATGCCGGCGGCGATAGCTGCTCATTTGATGCGCTATCTAACAACTACACAAAATGCATGGAGATGTTCGAGGAGGCTGCCGAGAAGTAATGTATATGTCTCAGAAAGAGTTCAATGCAATGATGAAGAAAAACCCCCGCCTCCGTGTTCACGGTGCAAACAACACACGCGAACATCGTTCCAAGGCGAACAAGGCGGCAAAATATAGGAACGTAAAGGTTTATGAATACGCCGATGGGCTGGCATTTTTCGGTAAGCCCCGCAATAGTGGTGAACTCCCTATCGCTGTCTATGACAGTAAGAAGGAGTACCACCGCTGGAAAGAGCTTCAGATTCTGGAGCGCGGCGGACATATCCACGACCTTCGCCGGCAGGTGCCTTTGACCATCATTACCGAGTTCGAGTATCGTGGTCAGAAGGTCTCCGGTATTACTTACAAAGCCGACGCCGTCTATGTGCGCGACGGCAAGTGTGTGGTAGAGGACGTAAAACCCTTTGATACCGCAACGCAGAAATATCGAACCACCAAGGATTTCAACCTCAAGTGGAAGCTGCTGAAAGCAGAATATCCCACTTGGTCCTTTGAAATCTACTAATGGAAAACGAGTACGGACGGTATAACCGGAATTAACGCCTGTGGAGATGCATGGTCGTCGTGGAAGCAGGAATACTCTGTTGGCTGGTTTGTTGGGTCAGAGGCGACGACCAGCACTTTGGGGAACTGAATACCTGTGCCGGGTATACACCACACGGAAATAACAGGGTTGTATACTAAGTTTTTTATTAGGGAAATAGGGTTATCGGTATACACCACCCAGAAATAACAGGGTTGTATACTAATTTCCACATCCTTAGTTCAACGGCTGCTGGTATACACCACCCAGAAATAACAGGGTTGTATACCCTATATGAAAACACCATGGAAAACAGGTATACACACCCCGGAATAACAGGGTTGTATACCATGGAGGATGGGCGCTTCACCTTGCAGGTGGGCGTATAAAGCCCTGAAATATAAGGGTTGTATACCTTATGAGAAGATTTGTGTAGCGGCGTAGTTGACATTATTTATAATTGGGGTAGTATAGAAGTATAAGGAAAGCAGCGGATAACGCTGCTTTCCTGTTTTTTATTCTTTATGAAAAGGGGTTGGTAGACTATGGACAGTAACTCGCGCAGGAAACTGCGTTTGGCTCCTTGAAACCAATTCACCTTAAATACCTCCTCTGAAGAAAGGACGTTTTGAATGAAAATTAAACTCAAGCCCCCTCGGTGGGTTATTTACACCTTAATTCTTTTTGCTTTTGCTGGAGGCATACTTGTGCTTTCATTGTTACCTTGTTTTGGTTCACCCGAAAATCCACCGGCTTTAGCTGTAGCAGAAGCCTCGCAAACCCAAACCGCCGACTGTGCCTCCAACGAACCGTCTTTCGACGCGGAGAAGCCGGATGCGGAGCAGGGAGAGACCAAGGCCCTCGTGGATGACGAACATCAGGGCAACGGCGATACTGCCGCTGGCGATGAAGGCCCCGCTGCTGAAGAGCCTGTTCAGGAGGTCGTTGCCACCTGTTCTTACTGCGGAAGTACAGAACATACCAAGGACTATTGTGCCGTTCGCGCAGTAGACAACGGTGCCGTTGGCCGGCTGAAAATTCCTTCTGTTGGTGTCGATGTAGCCGTCTATGATGTCACTTGGTATGCGCTACAGTACACCACCGAAGGCGATAACTACACGCAGGCCGTTACAGATGCGTGGGACAGTGCCTCGCAAATTGTCTTTCTCGGCCAGACTGTCATAGCCGACCACAACAATCAGGGCTTTTCTGCAATCAATAACTGTTCAGAGGGAACTTATGCTTATATCGACATGGGGGACTCTGTGCTGACCTACATTTGCACCGGCATCCAGCATGGTCGCAACCCCGGTGGCTATCTTACCGGAGCCGATGGCGACAGTGTCTATACATCATACTTTAATCCGGACGGGCTCACTTTGTATACCTGCCTTGACCACAATTTCAATGTCGCTATCGTGACATTCCAGCCTGCTTAAAGGGGGTGCAGCTTTAATGAAAACAAAGAAGATTTCCCGCCGCGCCGTTACGCTGGCTGCCTTTTTGCTGGTAAGTGCATCATCTTTACATATGGCTTGTGCAGAGGCTTCGGTGCCTTTCGATTACTTTACTGATGACCTCTCTGTGTCCGCTGACGCCGTTGCGAAGGAAGATAAATACCTGCCTCCTGAGTGGTTTACAAAAGGAACTGCCGTAAGTGGAGTGGACTCAGACACGCCCACGGAGGAGATTCCTACCCCTGCGGGCGAACCCTCTGTGGCGACCCCCGTGCCTGAGCCCGCACCGGAAACCGCAGCAGCCTGCAGCTATTGCGGCAGCGCAGGGCACTCGCAGAATAGGTGTGCCGTTTACGCTGTCGAACAGCGAGGTGCCGTTGGGCGTTGGTCTATCCCTTCTATTGGAATAGATGTCGCTTGCTTCACCTATGTGCTTGGAAGCGATTCCTTCGAGTACGGACAGGCAATTTGTGACGCTGCCGATAGTGCCGGCTACAGTGCGTATGGGAGCCAGTATCTCATTGCAGACCACAACTATCAGGGCTTTTCTGCCATAGCCAACTGCGCGGTTGGTGCGGTGGGATATATGGATTACGGAAACAGTCGAACAGAATATGTTTGTACTGGGGTGGAGTATGGGCACAATGAAGGCACGGAACTGACTGATAATGACGGAAACGATGTTGCGTACAACAACAGTGGAGGAATTACCCTTTACACCTGTTACAACGGCTGGCAAAACGTCGTCATAGCGTATTTTACTCCGGTTTAACCGCTGGCCGCTGATGCTGAAGGATATTTGAGGTTGGTTGTGCGGCGGCGCATCCAATCTTACATATCCCAGTTCTGAAAGGAAATGATAAAAATGGCACGTCCCGTTGAAACCATAGACCCCAAGTTAGAAACGAGCAGATATATAACTGTTGATGGGGAGTATGAAGAACGAGAATCCTTTGCCGGAATGGTTTACAGCGACTCTTTACTGCAATCATTCTTCAGGAGGACTTGGAAGCGGCTTGAAGATGCCGCGAACGCCCATCAGGATACTCCCTGATGGGCATTTTTCCCAAGAACTTACGACTTGTCATTTTTTTATGTGGGTTGTATAATATAGGTGAACGTCTTTGCAGAGGGCGTAACTTATAGGAAAGGGGACTTATGCCTACAGAAAGAAAGAAGAAAACAACAAAAGAAGAAAACGCAAAAAATAACTCAACAAAAAACACAATAAAAAAACCAAGAAACTCAACAAGTAACGCGAAAAGCAAGAAAGAAAGCAAGTCTCTTTTGGGGCTAAAGGACCTGATGGAAGATACGTCTCCAGAAAAAGTCGTCGGCTGTTATGTTCGCGTGTCTACCGATGCACAGGCGGAGCAGGGATATTCTATACCTGACCAAACAGCCAAATTGCAGGCATTTTGTACCGTAAAAGGCTGGGAGAACGCGAAATTCTACACGGACCCCGGATTCAGCGGCAGCAACTTAAATCGACCGGCAATGCAGGAAATGATATCCGATGCGATGGAAGGGAAGCTGAAGGCGGTTGTCGTCTTCAAGCTGGACCGCCTCTCCAGAAGTCAGAAGGATACTCTTTATTTAATAGAAGATGTATTTCTTCCGAACGAGGTGGATTTTGTAAGCATTTCCGAGGCCCTCGACACTACCACTCCATATGGACGAGCGATGATAGGCATTTTGAGCGTTTTCGCCCAGTTGGAACGCGAGAATATCTATATGCGAACCCGCATTGGAATGATGGGTCGTGTAAGTGCGGGGTATTGGCGTGGCGGCGGAAAAGTCCCGTTTGGCTATGATTATGACAAGGAAAGCAAATCCCTTATCCCAAATGCTGACGCGCAGAAAGTGCCGCAGGCTTACGACCTCTACATCAAGGGCTACAGTTGCCAGAAAATTGCGGATATGCTCGGACTAAGTTGCGAACAGCTCGTGAGGAATATTCTCACCAAGCGCACATATTGCGGCTACATCAACTACAAAGGTAAAGACTATAAGGGTTTCCACGAGCCTTTGATTGATGAAGAGCGGTTCATGCTCGTGGCCGCAGAAATGGAACGCCGTGGGAAGGAAAACCTCGCAGTGTGCGGCAACAATAAATATTATCTTCTTACCGGGCTTGTTTTCTGCGGAGATTGTGGCGCCAGAATGCGGTACATGAAGTGGGGGAAGTATATCCGTATCGTCTGCTACTCGCACACGTGTAAAAAGAACATGGTTAAGGACCCCGATTGTCCAAACAAGGGCGTTCGCGCAGATGAACTTGAGAAGGTTGTTATCTCAAAACTTTTTGACATTGGTACTGACATTTCTCTCGACGATTTTGACGACACCCACGTGCCTGCAAGTGCAGCAGAAATCCTGACGAACCGGATAGATGAGCTGAAGGAGTCTCTCAGGCGCCTATATGGGCTCTATGCCGACATCGGAGACCCCATGGTGTACGAGCGCATTGAGGATGTGCGAGGACAGCTCCACGTATTGCAGAGACAGCTTGCAAGCGAGGAAACGCAGAAACTCAAGGAAGAGCACATCAACTACGTCCGTGAGAAAATTCAGACTATTGGAGACCTATGGCCCCATCTTACTCCTATGGAGCGCCAAACTCTTGTTCGTGATTGTGTTGAGAAGGTTATTTTGCATCACAACGGACGTGTTGAGGTTTACTACACTTTCCATACTGAGAAAGATAGTAAAATTCTCAAAAGGAAAGGCGCATAAAAATTAGAAACGCGCCTCTTCTGAGGCGCGTTTGCTTTTCTAAAAACTAAAATCCAATTCCAGCAAAAGGGTCGTTTTTTCTCCTTTCCAACACTATGCCGATGGTGTTGTGAAGATGAAAAAACTCTGAGGCTGGTATTCCGAGGAGCGTGTTTTCGTGAAAACCAAACTCTACCTCCTACAAAACGAAGCATTTGACGTAATTCTTGATTATTTCAAGAACAATTCTAACTCATGTTCTATGAGCGACGACCTCTGCCTTGCTTTGAAAAAATTGGAGGAAATCAAGCAAAATAACCAGTCCCTTACGTGGAAGCAGCTCGGTATAATTGCTTCTGTTGAGAGCTACCTCGCAAACAGTGAGGGTAAACCTTTAACGAGACAAAGTTTCCTTGAAAACCATTCACTTCCGTCTGCGGACGTTTTTAAGAACTCGTTTGGTAAGACATCTTTCAAATGGCTATTGGAAAGATATCCTTGTCATACAAAAAAATCTTCCACAGATTTAATTTATGGTGGAAAGGCGTATGATGATGTGGATGAAGTAAAGGATGCTTTTATAAAAGAGTATTACAGAATAAGGCCTGCAACGCAGCACGAGTTCAACTCAAAGAAAAGTAAAACTATCCCATACTGGGAGTCCTTAGCCGCACGATTTGGCATTGCGTCATGGATAGCCCTTATCGACCTCTTGGAGCTGCCGAGGTACAACAAGCGTGGTGACAATCCGCTGAGAGTTATAGAAACTAATTTGTGCATAACGGACGATAGGGTGTCCTTCGCAGGGAGGAAAAGACCTCATGTGTTTAGACGAACATTTTGGACAAAAGAGCTTATTCGTCAGCGTGTCGAAGGTTTCATTATTCAAAATGGACGTACCCCAAGCAGGGAAGACCTCCTTGGCATCCCTGAGTTGCCTTCGCCGGAGACATTCAATAATGTGGTGAAGATGAATTGGCGGCTTTGGATTAAAGAAACATTTCCTGACTGTATTCCCGATAACTGGCGGTATGACCTATTATCCAGCAAGAAAATAGACAAAAAGAAGTGGCTGGAACTATTCAAAAAGGAATACAAGAGAATTAAGCCGGCAACGGGCAATCAGTACAATCAGCAACGCACTCAAGGAACGCCAACATGGAACACAATCGCAAAACTCATAGGAGAAAGCGAACACAAATGGAGCAACATGAAAAAGGTTGCAGGGGTAGAGGATGTTCCCATTTCCACCAATAAGCCGTCCACGTAAAAAAAGACCACCGTAAGGTGGTCTTTTTTTTTTGTATTTTGTGGTTCTAAATTGACTCGTCCTCCGTCTCATCCAAACGTTTGATGCGTTGAAAGCCATTTGCAGAGACCTTCTTTCGACTGCCATCTGCTCTATGGAAAAAATCGCCGATAATAATGCCTTCTTCAACGTATCGTTTTGAACTCGGATGGTTTCGAGTTCCGCCCCACACCAAGAAAGAACAAAGCCATCTTTCAGGAACGGTTCGGTGGTTCTTCGCCTGAGACTGTTCCTTCCTGCATCTTTCAACGTCTTCATTGATTCTCTTGTCTGTAAGAGAAGCAAGATAATCAGTATCTAAAGAGTAGAAGTCGGTTCCGTTGAAATACTTGCTCGTATGGTGCCATGACGCATACTGCAGAACCTTTGTCCGCAAGAAAGAAAGCGGGGCTTGCTTGAGCTTTTCAATGTTGCATTGAAGAGACAGCGTTCCGTTCAAAACCTCGGCCTCGATTGCGTTCAGTATGGCTGCTTTGGTCCACTTGGAACGCGGTTTTTCGCCGGATTCATAAGCATCCACAGCGTTGTTGCTCATCGAGTAGCCGGAATACCCGGCCATTACACATTCCCTCCGTCATCGGAGATACCCTGCAGAAGCAGGTTCTCGTCGATATATGTAGCTGTTTCATCTGCGCGATGCAGAAGAAAAGCCAGAGGATAGCGCGTAAAGGCCGCTGAGGTATTCTTATCTGTGGAATACTCTCCCATGTGGAAACGGATTGCAAAAGCCTCCGGCATCGTCAGGCGAATATAGCGTTCTGCAAGAAACACAGATTTATCGCCGTGGCTGCCGAACGGGAGCTTCTCGTCATAGGAAATCCAAGGCACCTTCTTCCACTGTCCGGTTTTGGGGTCCTTCACATTTCTGCTGTCCCATTTATAGAAATCGGCCTTGCAGATATCGTGAAGAAGTGCGGAGATGGCAATGCTATCATTGACCATCTTCCTCTCCCCCTCGGAAAGCGTCTTTCCATTCCGCTCAATTTCCGTGAAGTATGTGTCGTTCAGACGCATAAATACGTTGACTGAGTGGTCCAGAAGCCCGCCGCAGTAGCTTGAGTGATACTTAGCACTTGCGGGCGCCGTGAAGAAATCCGTCTTCTCCAGCAGCCACAGCACAAGGTCTCTGATGCCTTTGCGTCCCGTACTGACAAGTGCGCCAATGAACGCGATGGCCTTAGACTCATACTCCTTATCGGGAGTTGTGCCGGCAGGGTCCTCTACCGTAGGGCGGTAGTCCCCGCCGTGCGCCGTGTACTTTGCGAGCGCCTGAGCTGCTGCCCATTTAATGAAGTCTTCCAATCTGTCGGGGTCGCCATTGTTAGACTGCTCGACAGTGCGGGAGAAGGCGTCATAGTCATCGAGGGCAGCTTGGCAGACGTCATCGTGACAAGCTCCCTTTTCAAACTGTCCGGAAATAGCTATCAACGCAGCTTCAGCACGCTCGTGCAGCTTTTGAATTCTCTCGAATTCAGGGGGGTAGTTGTAACCCATAGTTATTCTCCTTTCTTGATGAAGTCCTCAGCCCTGATAGTACCGGAAGTCCATGCGCTTGTCGGGAAGCTGATTTCGGGGACTCTCTCCAGCATAGCATCCCTCAAAGCGTCTCTATAACGCTCGAAATGCCGTTTCTGGAAGCCGAGAATTCTTTCGTCATACTTTACTTCCTTCTGAAGAAGTTCAACGGCAAGAGAGTTCTCGTTGTCCTCGACCGCGATGGCAAAAAGCTCGTTTTCCATAATCACCCGCTGTGTTCTGGAAACCCACTTTTCGCCCAACACAGGCGTCATGCTGCGGAAGCGGTGTCCCAGTGTATCAACGATACACTCCAACACATCGGCCTCCTCGTTCATAGAGCCCTCCTCATCGAATAGCCACCGACAGGTGTCCAGTTCAAAGCAGGGGATGTCGTTCAGCAGACGAACTTCCGGTTCCTCTTTATAGGGCTCATCCTCTCGATAGACATGAAGGAAGCTGTTGGAAATGTAGTAGACGGCCTCATAAGGACCATGAACAGAAACATTACCTTTGCCCATGATTCGTTTCTCCTTTCTTTTTTTGCGACCTTTCAGGTGCGGCTGACGGTGTGGAGCTTCTGCTCCAGCAGCTCTGCCTTCTCACGGGTCGCTCCACAGGTACACATCTGCGGACAAACAAGAGGGTCGTAGTAGTCCTCGTTCTTCTCAGGGAAGAATGGCTTTCCGCCCTCATTTACACGCACCACATTAGGGCGCGGGCAGTTGTGACAGGGGTTATACATCTGTAGGTTCTCCTTTCAAATGAGCGTTTTGTGGCGTCCTGTTTCTTTGCGAAAGCGCAGAATACTGAAGTATGCGTCAGCAGGGTGCTGTGGCAAATCAGCAACTGCCTTAAACACCTCATCAATGCAATGTACGGCGAGTTCACGCTCACGAAGCAGGGAAGAAAGCATCTCCGCTGCGGCCAGCAGTTCAGTGCTGCCGGAGGCAGCACCGGACCGCTGAAGGCGGACGACCATTGATTTTACTTCTTCGCTTGGAATGTAGGTCTTTTCCATGTCGTCCTCCACCGCAATTACGGTCTCCACGGTGAATTGTGGAGTTCTTCATTGATTTGCTTTATTGTTTTTTCCTGCCACCGGTTGACGTGCTTCGTCCTTGTGAGATTAAGCTCACCAACCTTGTGAAGAGTGATACCAACTGAGCCAAAGTGCAGCCACGTACCCTCGGAAACGGATACTGTGCAGCCTTTTTTCGCACCCTTCAGCCGCTTCTTCACCGACGTGACCATTGCTTGCGTGACAATGCTCTTAGGACGTCCGGCCATCATACATACCTCGGACGGTACTCGCAGAGTCCCTGTTCAGGGTCCCATTTACTCGGAGGAAGTTCCTCATAGCAAATACCTGTCTTCTTGCTGGTAATCTTGATGGGATAGGGGAGAGATGCGTTATCCTCGTCATAGCACGCAATGTCAATGCCGATGTTGCGGATTTCCGTTCTGTAGGGCGAGAACTTATCGCCAAGCTCCTTCTTGAGATGTGCAATGAGCGCATCATGCAGGTCTTCGAAGGGAATCGACAGGTCGGCGACGACAGGATACCATGGGAAATCCTTCAGCCGATAGGTCGTTCTTACCAAAGCACCATCTTTCGTCCAGCAGTGGACGTGGGGAAGCAGGTGGTCAGGGTTTTCGGCGATAAACTTACGGTTCCAATCTACGACCAAGTCGTAGATATCCTTGCCATCGAAGATACCGTAGGTTTCATAGCATGGTTCGCAGATGAATGTCCCGTCGGGACACGCAACGTAACCCCTGCGGTCAGCGCGGAGGTTTTTGGTGTTGTTCGTGTCGGCAAACAGCCAAGAGAAACTACCCATGCCTCACACCCCCTCCATCTCGATACATGGCGTCGGGTATTCCACCGTCACGCCACAGTTTGGGCAAAGAGAGGGCATTTCGCCGGCATCGTTACACACCAGCTCCTCTCCGCAGATACAGCAACGGAAAACGCCATCGTCGCTGAGGTCAGCGACGGAAGGCCCCTTGAAGAAAAACGTCTTCAGTGCTTCCATCAGCTCTTCGAAGGTCAGCTCAATGTTATCTACCAGATAGACCTTGCCGTCGGGCGTGCCGATGGTGACACCGTGGACATACTCTCCGTTCTCAGGGCACATCCTGCAGTCGGAGAACCAGTCCTTATAGAGTGCCTTGGCGTCCGCCGTGACAGTGGCGTAAGAGTTGTCCATGCGCTCAAAAGTGAAGCGCACGTCAACACATTCAGCGGGCCAGTCACGCTTAACTGTAGCAAGTGCAAATTTCAGGTCCATACCTTAAAACTCCTTTCCTTCAAACGGCGAATGTGTCGAGAACGCTTTTGTTCAAGCTAACCTTGACAAGATGCGCTCGCAGTGCCTCCTTAATGCGCGGCCACTCACGCAGCAGCGTCATACCCGCTTCAACGTAGGTATCGAAAGAGGAGCCGCTGTCGTTATCCTTTTTGACAATGGCGAGCCCAAGGTATCCGGTTCGACCACTGACGGATTTATCCGTGACCGTGATATGGTATTTGTTCTCAATCCCATTTTTATCACCGTAGTACATCTTCTCTTCGCCGAAATCTACCGTCACGCTTGTGCCGCACATATGGGGGCAAATCTCAGACACAATGTAGTCTTCGATTTTTTGAAGATTACTTCTCAGTTTCTGATGTTCTTCACTTGTCAGTCTCATATCCATTTCTCCTTTCTTAAAAAAGCATTTAGGCGAAAAGTGGGGTCTCGATACGATTCGAGACCCCACCCTTCTCTTGCCTTACAGAAATTTTGCGGGGAAATCAGATGGCTTAGAACGGCAGGTCGCTGTCATCCACATCGTTCAGCTCATAGAAGCCGTTGGGAGCGGGCTGGCCGTAGGTCATGTTCGGCTGACCCTGCTGCTGAGGCATGGGGGCGGGCTGACCCTGCTGAGGCATAGCCTGCTGGGGAGGATAGCCGCCCTGAGGAGCCTGCTGCGGCGCGGACTGCGGATACGCAGGGGCACCATTGGCAGCGGGGGCGCCGAAGGAAGACTGGTAGCCCTGAGGAGCCTGCTGCTGGGCATTGGGGTCCATGCAGGAGCCGCTCCGGTTGCGGATGAAGTGGAAGTCGCTGACAGAGATGCTCAGGCTTCTGCCGGGAGTACCGTCCTTGCGTGTATACTGCTGAATCTTCGCGGAGCCGGACAGCCACAGCACAGGATTGGCGTAGTTGCCGTTTTCCGCCGTCACCATACGCATGAACCGCTCGGCGGTCTTCTCCCACATGGTGCAGTTGGCCCACACGACGTTCTTCTCGTTCTCCACGAGAGTCCCCTCGCCAAACGCATAGTCCAGATTGCTCTTCCTGTTCTGGATGGGGATGGAGAAGTTGACGTAGGCCTTGCCCTCCGCCGTGTGCTTCAGGCCGGAGCAGCGAGTGACAGCACCCTCAATATCGGTATAGATATAGGGCTCGCCGTTGCTGTTCATGGCACTGATGAAGTGGGCGGTCGTGTAGAACTTCCGGCCCTGCTGCTGACCGTTCTGCGGTGCAGTCGGCTGCTGAGGCGCAGGAGCGGGCTGACCCTGCTGCTGGGGATAGACACCCTGCTGGGGATAGACACCCTGCTGGGGATAACCCTGCATCTGCTGCTGAGGGTAGCCATAGGCGGGCTGACCCTGAGGCGCACCGTACTGGGGCTGTGCCGGAGGGTACTGACCCTGCGCCTGAGGATACCCATACTGAGGAGCCTGCTGCATACCACCGTTGTTGTTCTGATAAGACATAATTTTCTCCTTTCTTCCGCACGAAGGCGGACCAAATCCCAAAAATGTTTTGTTTTTGTGAGGTTGGGATTTGGTTATTGATGTAGTTTTTTATATTAAAAAAGACAGCTATCCTTCAAAAAGGATAACTGTCTTTGATAAATGATGGTGTCTTGAAACGGAGATAAATCTCCTTATAAAAATATCTTCGTAATTATACTACTATACTACCACGTTTCATTATTTTGTCAACAGGACGAGGCAAGAAAAAATGAGGATTTTCCCTGTGGTTATTGCACGTGTGAAATTCTTCTGATATACTTTATAGCACGATAGAGAGGGGGCTTTTGTGTGGGCCATTATGAGAGTATTTCTGTTGGCGATAAGATAAAAGAGCTCGCCACCAACGAGATTATGATTCGGATGTCCTTTGATTCCTCGGTAGGATGGAAGCTCGTTGTCGGCTTCCCTGAAATGAGAAAGGAAGAGAACGACGCCTTTATATACGGAGATTTACTGGCGGCTTTCACTGTGGTCATGGATACACCATTCTTCTTGTTCTCCTTCGGAGGCGGGCCGTGGATGGATACACCATTTGAGCCGCGTATAGATGCCTCGCTGCCCTCCTTTGATATACAACTCGATGACGGTGACGGGCTGGGCCTTCTCATCATGTCTGTGGACACGAAGTATGGTGAGGTAAAGGGCTTCAGGCAGGTGGGGCTTGGACACGGACTCAGCATGAAGGTGCTCTCCGTTATGCAGGAGCTTCAGCAGCGTCCGCCCATAACACAGGAGGAACACAGGAGAAACATCGAGCGGGCTTATCGTACATACGGGCTGCCGGAAGATATGCTTCGCACGGTGAAACCCGATGAGGTGTTTGCCATCATTAACACCTAAATAATTGCAAATAAGAAAAAGCAGGGTGCTATGCACCCTGCTTTTTGTTTGTGTCGGCGTCAGACTCGTGCAACTCAGTGTAGAGCCAGTCACCAAGCAGCGTATAACGCTTGTCAGTTTTGTTGTTCAGGATAGCTTTTTTCAAGGCTTCGGCTTTTCCGACCATGATAACACAGTCCTTTGCGCGGGTAATGCCGGTATATACCAGATTCCGACGCAGCATGGCTTTGTGTTCGGGAGATACGACCATGATAACGATGGAATATTCACTTCCTTGGCTCTTGTGTACTGTAGTACAGTAGGCCAAGTCAATGTTTTCCATCTGCTCTGCATCGTAACGGAGCTGATGTCCGTCGTCGTTAAACTCAATCGTCACGACGTCTACCTTTTTTGTCGGGTCGTCCTTGGCGGATTCAAAGGAGATGGAGTGAATCACGCCGATGTCGCCATTCTTGGCAAAATCGGTGTTTTTCGTCTGCATCACTCTGTCGCCCTCACGGAACAACTTGTTATTGAAGATTGCAAAGTTCTTTGTAGGACTTTGGGGATTGATACGTTCCTGCAGCAGCTTGTTGAATCGGTTTACATTCAATGCACTCTTGTGCCGATAGGGGCAAAGAAGGGCTACATTGGAAGCACCTTTTGACAGAATAGCCCGCTGGTAGAGTTCGCATACAGCGTTCTCAATAACGGCGGGGTCTCCGGTGTTATCTTCCATGAACATAAACTGTTTTCTCGCAAAATGCAGGTTCACATCCCCCATTTGCATCTTCTGTGCGTTCTCCACGATGGGGTTTCCTTTGGCCTGACGATAGATAACGTCCAGCTTTGTGATAGGCACCACGCCGCTGCGAATCATTTCGTACAGGACATTACCGGCGCCGACGGAGGGCAACTGTTCAGGGTCGCCAACAAAGACAACCTGTGTTCTGCCCGGAATCTTCTGCAGCAGGTTATATGCTACAAAAGAATCCATCATGGAACACTCGTCAATGATAAAGATGTTCCCAAACAGTGGTCCGTCACAATCTGTGCCGCCCACACAGTCATCACCACGCAAACCAATAGCGGAGTGAATGGTAGATGCCTCTACGCCGGTCTGCTCCGTCATACGGCGTGCAGCGCGGCCTGTAGGTGCCAGCAGACAGGGGAGGGAGTTATCCTCTCCGTAAATAGCCTTATGCACATACAAAACAGCTTTTGTAACAGTCGTTTTACCTGTACCCGGTCCACCGGTAATGATGCTCACAGGGTTCTGGAAACAGCTTATCACGGCCTCTTTCTGCTTTTCAGCGAGGGTGATGTCGTTGTCCTCCTGATACTCCTTCAGTGCCCTGTTGATGCGCTCCGTGGAGATGGGCTTATGACTCCGCATGAGCCGTTTGATGTGGCGGCTGATGCCGTATTCCTGCTCAAAGCGGCTGGCGGAGTAGAGCATGGGTCCGGCCATGCGAATGTCCCTGCGCTGGCATCCACTGTTGATGGCCTTTTTACAGACCTCCTCAGTGATGCCTTTGCTTCGAACATTTTTATTGACCACCCTTGCCATCAAGGAAGGCAATTCAGACACGGGGACACACATATGACCGGCGGAAGCCGCCAAGTCCAAAGTGTATCGCAGTGCCTCCCGTAGACGAGCCGGATTGTCGATAGCGACGCCCTGTTCCAGAGCGAAGCTGTCTACCATATCGAAGGAAAACCCCTTTACCTCGCAGACACGGTAAGTGTCGTGCTTCAGGATTTCCACCACATCCTCGTCTGGGAACGCCTTGAGTAGTGTTTGTACCTTCCGAAGAGAGAGGTTCGCATTGCGAAGAAGCCTTGTGACTTCGCGCTCTTTCTTCGTCTCGCTCAGAGCCACCTTCAGTCTGTTGACCATCTTCTTGGATACAGTGCGCCGTCCATACTTTACACCAATCAGCCGTTCAGGTTGGGTGTCCAGTATATCCCACGTCATATCCCCGAAGGTCTTCCATACTGCCTCGGAAGCAGCGGGACCGAACCCGCAGCGCAGGCTCGATAGGTACGATATTGTGGCGTCCTTGGTTTTCTTGAACTGGTACTCAAAGGATTCGACCTTGAAGGATGAGCCGTACTTACTTCCTACAGACCAGTATCCGGTCATTGTAATGACCGTGTTCCGGTTTACATTACGGTCCTCCGCATAGGGAAGACCATCGCCGGTGGCGACAAATGTAACGTCTGTTTGTGTGTTTTGGCACTTAATGACCTTCCAGCCATCCTTTTCGTACAGTCGATAGATAGGAACGCAGGTGATTGTTTCAAGATTCTTGCTCATCACGCACGCGCTCCCTTCAGGGGAGGCGGCGAATGGGATTATAGTGGCCATGTCGCCGACCTCCTTTATAATTTATTTCTTTTGAAAAAAACTACTTTACCTGAAAGGGATTATGCGGGCTTCATCTTGCTCTTCTTGATGCTGAACGTCCGCGTTTTACACGGGATGTCCACGATACAGTCGCGGAACTTTTCCGCCAAATCGGGGTTTGTTCCGTAGAGCGTGTCAATGAGCAAATCCAGAACATCACGCTTAATCTCCGTGCCCTTACGAGGACTGTTCTTGACCTCGTATGTCTCGTCGTTGATGGTGATGAGTCCTGTATCCATGTCGGGACCCAGTGCCTCAATAAGAGGCAAGGACGCTGACTTTCGCTTTTCGTCAAGAGCCTTTTTCTGCTTATCCAGCAGGGAAGACTGCTCAGACAGCTCCAGCCATTCAGAGACCTTATCGGCGAGGTCATCGGGAAGCGTGCGCGTAACGGCGGCCTTTCCAACAGTGGAAGCCAGTCCGTTGAGCACCTGAATTTCCTTCTCCATGTCACCGGTATACTGGGGAACGCTGTTATTCTCAACGTAAGTTTCCCACCAGTCTGCCTCAGCCTCAAGCTGGTCGTGCTCTGCTTCCGCATCACGGGGCATAAACCGCCGCTTGAACTCAGACAGGTCATAGGAAGAGCCCATATACAGGTCTCCAGCCTCGTAATCGTGCGTCAGAATGGCGCCGATAAACGTACCCTTGATGCGCTCGTCGTTCAAAACAGCGGGATACTGCCGCATCTGGGGGATATACTGGGGCGGGACTTTGTTGTTGACCCACGCCGCGAAGTTCTGCTCCTTGGTCGTTTTCGCTTCGAAGACGAACAACTCGTTGTTCAGCTCCACGATGGCGTCAATGTTCGCCGTAACACAAGGAAACTCCTTACTGCGGAACATTCTGTATTCGGGGATGCGCTTGGCGCCGGTAAGCGCACAAAACGTATTCACGACTACATCTTCCAAGAAGTGACCACGAACAAACACGGAGCTGTTGCTATCCTCCCGTTTCAGGTTGGGATTTCCAACCTTGTCATGGTACAACTCCGTCTGCGTGCGATAGTGGGACGAGCCCATAATCACAGCCGCATCAGAACCGCCAATGCCGAGATGACGGATAGCCTCCCATTCATGGGTGGAAACAAAGCGGCAGTCAACGACGGTCTCCGCGTTGGGCCACTCCATACGGGGCTGGGGCAGAGGCTTCGTTTTGCCGTAGAGATTACTCTCGAAGAGAACGGCATCGCGCAGCTCCTCCGGCGTCAAAGCGTCAAAGTCGCCATTCTCTGCCTGCATCCTCTTGAACACATCCGCTGCGGTTTCCGCGAACGACTCAACCGGCAACAGAGCAGCGACGCAGAGGTCCTTCGCCGCCTCCAGCACCTCCATGCGCTGCCGGATGGCAGCCATGGTGTTGATGAACGGGATTGCAGCACGCGGGTCCATCCACATGGGAACCGCCGTGGGGAGATTGCACTCAAAATACATTTTTTGTTTTCTCCTTTCTATGTGTGAGGGTAGGGTGCGGCTAACGCCGCACCGCGCCCTCCATATACGCTTCAATGCTCCACTTGTTCTTAAACCGCTTGTTTACGGTGCTGATGGGGTCGGTGCTCATAAAATCATCGCGGAGGCGACGGATTTGTGCCGCTTTGCTGCCTGCACAGTATTCCATAGAGCCCGTGCGAATCATCTTTGTGATATGACGCTTCATGCCGTTGGGAGTGAAGGAAACCATTGTGGGACGTTTACTGTCCTTATGAAACAGCAAATATACGACTTTCACTGGCCATCACCGTCCTCATCGTCCTCGTCGGCGTCATAGACGTCGTCGGAAAAGACCAGCGTGGTATTGAAGTCAACGACTTCAGACACGCCTTGCATGAAGCTCATCAGCTCGAAGCCGTGCCTCGTGCAGATTTCGGCGGGGACGTTGAGGAAATCGCCGTAGTTGAATTCTCCACAGTTGTGCTCGTACATATCCAAGCCGTCCTTCGTGTGGCAGAATTCGACAGCGGCGTCACGAATGGCCCTTTCGAGGTCGAAATCCTCGCAGGGGATGGAAAACACCATTGTGGTGATATCCACATTCAACCCGTCTCGGTCCACCGCGTTGATGACCTTCGTGACTCTCGTAATCATATCCGCGTAGTATCCATCACCATTTTCGTCATAGACAACATACAGCTCCTCGCCATTGTCAGTATCGTCGCAGAGATGTGCGTCACCATCTACATCAACAGTGAAAGACATCTCGCGCTTATCGGGAAGACGGTGGCAAACCTTGTCACCGCCCCTCAGCTCGCGGAACGGAACGTAAAGCATAACACCATCGCGCTCGACGCGGACGGGTGTGTTCCCGTTCCCGAACACTTCAAAAATCGAAGCCATACTCATTTTTCTCCTTTCTTTATTCTGCCTTGAAGTTCAGGGGCGTGAACAGTTTAGAAATCTCGTCCGGTTCGTCGGGCAAGGGTTCTGTAACACGGTTCAGCTCGTTATAAGCTCCGAGAGAACCTTCCGGGTAGGTGGTGTCCACCTCGCCGGTTTCATAGCGGAAATGCAGCGCGATAAAGCCGCCCTCAGTGGTCTCGAAGCACGGCTCGACCGTGAGCGATTCCACGTCGGTGAAGTCTATCAGTCGGCAGCCATCCTCGTCGAAGGGGCTGTGTAGGGTAATACTCACCTTAGAACCAATACCATAAGGGCCTAAGATGTAAGGCTTCTTGCCCTTTCTGTTGGAGATATACTCCGCTAAGGGGACGATAACCTCATTGAGCCAGAAAGGACTCTTGATGTTATCCGCATCCTTCTTACGCCCCTCAGCGATAAGATGCCTTCGTTCTTCTTCAGCAGCCGCGTATTTCTCGTCAAATGCGGCGATAAGCTCGCTTACCTTCATGTTTTTTCTCCTTTCTCAGAATGGCAGCTCAGGCAATTTGAACCGCCCTGTCGTCCCAGTATTCGTCAGCGCCGATTTTGCGTGCATCGCCGCCAAAATAGGCAACACGAAGAGGCTCGGCCTCGTTCACGTAATCGAAGGTCAACCCAACCTCCGCGCAGGCGCGGAGAGCCTCATTGAGAGGCTCCCCGTGCCGGCAGGTCCAAAGGATAAGAACAGTGCCAGCGGCCTGTTCTGCCTTTGCACGGTTGATGACATCCCACTTGGGTTCGTAGATGTGGGGAAAGTCCGTGACGAACAGCGTGCCATCAAAATCAACGGCAATGCAGCGGGGAAAGGGAAGGTTGGCTTCCACCTGAGGAGCAACAGTTGTTCTCAGGTCAGTTGCCATACAGCTCCCTCCTCACTTCCCTTTACGAGCTTCATAGTGCCACGTGTGCAGGGCTTGGTAAGTTTACCATCCTCCCAGCGCACATTGGCGCAAGGGCTGACGCGCCCACACGCAGCACAGTAGCGGACAGAAAGCCCAACTACGGTCCCTTTTGCACTCCCATCACGGCTCAGAACGGCGTCGCCAAAGCAAATGTTACTCATCGGTGCCGCCCTCCTTCTCGAACATCTTTTCATATGCCGCGTTGACACAGCAGTCAACGCAGTCGCTGTCCGTGCAGTTTTCCTCGTTAATCTGCTGGCGGCAGAACTTGGAAAAAAGACACTTGAAGGAGGAAACCTCCTGAGAGGAAAAGTCGTTGTTGGCATAAATGCTCATTTCTTTGTCTCCTTTCTTTACGATGCCTGCTGGAAGGTGTAGCTCTGGCGTCCCCATTCGACGGTGCCGCCAACGTCGTACTTTGCCCACTCCTTATCCATGTGAAGGATTTTCGCCACCTGCTCCTCCAGATTCGTGATGGTCGTCTGGGAAGCACCGGCTTCCTTGGCGTAGAAGGGGATGTCCGACATGGACAGATATACGTCGTGCATGGGGACAAAGGGCATACCCGCAGTCAGTCTGGCAAGGTCTTTTCTGGCCTCGTCAGCATACTTTTTAGGCAGCCCCAGCTTGTTTGCAAGGCCGATAAGCACATTTTCAGGGTGCTCGACCTGCACGCTGGTCAACTTGTCCAACGCCTCGGTCATGTCGATGAACTGTGCATACAGACCGTCCAACGCCTCCTCAAAGGCGGGAACTCCGTCCTTGGCGTTGCTGCTTCTGGTATGCTTGACAGCAATGCCGTCAGTGAAGCGAACACAGTTGCCGGCTGGCTTCTGGAAATAGGGTACTGCCGTGGCGCAGCTATTGCCGGTATCAGAGGAAAAGAACTTGACGACCGGCATCATGTTCATAGAATGAACTGATGTAATGCCGTGTGCGTCCAGTGCATCCTCATAGATAGTCAGCATTTCGTCCTGCTTATCAGGCAGTGCCCACATACATACCGTGGCACTGTGGCTGTTCTCTCCGCCGAGGAATTCCACCTTACCGAACCTGTCGTTCAGCTTCCGGATGGTTACTGTCAGAAGCTCGGAGATGGGCATAACGCGGTAGCCGCCGCCGTTATCGGAATGCAGGGCCGCGATGCGTCCATAACGCTCCAGAAGAAGGGTCAGGCTCTTATCCGGCGCCGCACGAAGCCCGTTATTCAGCACCTCTGCGGAGCAGTAGGGCGTCATACGGGAGAATGCGGAGCCGAACAGCTTCGCGGTGTTATGCAGGGAACCGATGGCGGTGTCGCGCAGTACCCATGCGTTGGGTTCGTTAGTCACAATGAAGTGGGAACCCGTGCTGGGGTCAGCGGCTTCCATCGCCGCATCCAGCGTTACCTTGCGGGTCAGCATGGGGTCGTCAGCGATTTTCTGCACCACAATGGGGACCTCAATGGGCTCCAGCGGAACTACGTGGATGCTCTTGGATGGAACACCGGGCAGCCAGCGGCTGTTCTGCTCCATCTCCTGAACTTCCTGCAGAAGCTCGCTCTCCACGCTCGTGACAAAGCGGTAGTTGTCCTGCTCTCTGTTGATAGCTCTTTCCATGATTTTTTTCTCCTTTCTTGAGCCGCCTTCCGTCTCAAAACGGTCAGGAAACTTATGCTCACACGAAATTTAAGAGGTAATATATATGAAAAAGACAGTTACTCCACATGAAGGAATAACTGTCTTTTATAAATGATGTGACTTGAAAAACGGAGATAAATCTCCTTATAAAAATATCTTCGTAATTATACTACTATACTACCACGTTTCATTATTTTGTCAATTCCTTTTGCGCGAAAGGCTATCCAAAGTTTTGTGTGGGATTTTTCTTTTCAACCCTTATTTCGACTGAGCGACTTCTCCCAACTTTTCTGTGGGATTTGCAGACTTTCCCACATAAAACTTTAGAGGATGCACGGGTAGCTGTAAAAGTTTTTGTGGGCAGGTAAAGATTTCCCACAAAAAAAGAGGAGCCGTGGGCTCCTCTTTTGGTTCAAATGACACTTCCGTCGGAAGTGATGATGCAAAAGCAGCCATCCTTACTATAGCTGCCGCAATACTCGTTGCCGGCCTCATCAATCCAAACGGGATATTTTCGATTATCGTCCATACCGTAATGGACATCTGGCATTCTTCTCAGCTTGCCAACGACAGTGAAACCAACGCTTTTCGCGTATTCTCGCACATTCACAGTCCACCCCTCCTTAAAGCTATTATAGACTATGGTCCCTTTGAGCGCAAGGTTGTTTTACCTTGACCACGCCGCTTTTCCAGCACACTTATTTTTCGAAAAGCAGGAGGAGCTTCCGCCCCTCCTGTTTGTGTTGAAAAATTAGTCTCGAAGGAAGTATGTGTTTCGGTCTGCCTCCTGCGAGGAAGGCTCTTCGCCTCGCACATAGACGGGGTAAATCCTCCACCCGTTGTCCGCATAGGCATCGGGAACGATGACGCGCTCGGCGTCGAGGACTTCCACTTCCGCTGCGTCCAAGGTCTCGCAGGGGGTGATAGAGACAACTTCATGCTTGAGCAGGTCAACGACACACTCGGAGGAGCATTCGGTGCGCCCACCATCCCAAATAGACACATATCGCGCATCCACAAAATTGTCATTGGATGCTGCGAACCGGTCCATATTGCTATCAATGAACTTCTGGACGAAAAATGCGAGGCACGCGGCGTACTGTGCGGCCTTCATGCATCCGCTCATGCTGTCATCCATCGTTCTGACGGAATAGATTTCCATACGCTCCCGCGTACCGGCCTTCTGAGACGGCATCCATCGCCCATCCAAAACGATGTCAGCGTAGTACCCTTCGTTACTGCCATGAACGCAGTCAACATGGATGTCGAAGTTGGAATAGACCAACTCTTCATCCGCTGCAGTGGTACGGATGCTGGAAGCATTCCGCTCAAACTGATTCAGCAGATTGAGAACCTCGTCATCAGCTCGCGCAACGCTCTTCATCATCTCCTTAGCACCGAAGACGATTTCCTTGACGGTCAGGGGCTTGTGTTCGTTCTTTTTTCTCATGTTTTTCTCCTTTCTTGGTAAACAGGGCAGGGGAGAGGGCTGGAAACCAGCCCTCAACTCCATATCATATCGCACTTGTTGTCGGCACAATCCTGCAGGATGGCTTTGAAATCTCGGAACTTGGCGCAATCCGGACGGCCAATGTAGCCGTACAGAACGTTGTCGTCGTAATCTCCGATGATTTTCAGCAGCTCCTTGCAGGCACCATAACGGATAAGGCCCTCACAGTCCGGCTGAAGCAGGAAGTCTACGACCTTGAAGCTGACTTTTTTCTCGGCAAGGAGCCGTTCGGTCTCAGCATCAAAGGCATTGTAGGCCTGCCTGCGTTCCTCATCGCTCATGGAAAAAGCCTTCCGGAAGATGTCCTCCAGCTTTCGGTAGTGGGACGCCCAAGGGTCGCCAACGAGGTCTGAGACCTTGTTGCGGAGATTGAAAAAACCTCCGCCGCCAAGGTCGATAGACCGACCGGTCTTTCGGCAGCTTATCGTGACACCCATAGCTCAGTCCTCCTTCTCAGGCACCGTCTCCAGCGCCAGCTTCGAGGGGCGCTTCTCCCAGTAGGCGGAACGCTCCGCAACAGCCATGTCGATGAGCCAGAACTCGTTCGGCTTCTCGAAATGCTCCGTAGAAAATCCCTCATTCAACATAATGTCGATAGACCACGGGCCGCTGAGACCCTGCACATTCTTCATATGCTCGGCCACCAGTGCTTCCACCTCGCCGCGATACTTCTCGAACTTCTCCTGCATCTCATCCCTCATCGCATCGAACACAATTCGGTCGGTGCGGTCATAAAGGTGGGGATAGAGGTAGTCGTAGTCCCAGTAGTTCGCAGTGAAAATGACCTCGCGGGTGTCGAAGTCGTAGAACACGCGGAACTCAGTGCGGAAGGGAAGCCCGCCGTAGATACACGGAACCATTTTTCTCATATGTAGAATCCTGTCGCGGAACACGAACTCCGTGTCGCCGTAGGGACCCCACATCTTATTCGCATACTCACTGTACTGAATGCCGATGATGGCATCGGTCAGTGCATTGGGAGTAGGAGCCGGCATACAGGTACGCGCATCGAACTTGTTGGAGTACAGGCTGTTCTTTACGAACAGCAGATGTCCCTTCAGCGGAGAGGCGTTGAGAGTGGGGATGACAACATCATCGACCCACTTCTTGATGGCGGGATAGTCTTCCGGACGCTCCATATAGAAGTGTCTGTAGAAAGTCTTCTGACCTTCCTCATCCAGTTCTTTCGGCACCTTGATGATAACAGTCTCCGGCACGCGAATGCCACAGTCTTTTACCAGCGGCCACCAGAAAGAGAAGGCGTCCTGCTCCTCACGTTGGCTAAAAGCGCAGCTCTCGTAGCCGTTTTTGGCGTACTTATCGAGCCTTTTTGCGTCGAACAGCTTTTCTGCCATATTTGTATTCTCCTTTCTGCATTTTACGTCACGTAAGCACGCACATCAACGCCGATGAGCCGACCAACTGCCAGAGCTGCGTCTTTGAAAGTTTGGTACTCTTCCGATGTGTCATACTCCGTGGCGGAAGTTACGAAAACCACTTCGGCTAAACTCGCATTGAAATCGGGGCTGTTGATGACCTCCACGTCCCAGTCGTACAACTCGCACAGCAAGTCGCGCTCGCGCCCGTCCACGTCGTTGTCAAGATAGACGAAACCGTGGGCGACGCGGTACAGGCTGGCGCCGTATTGGTTTACCTGTGCCAGCTCAAAGACGTTGTGGCCGTGTTCCGGCGCCTCGCGGCGGAACTGAACGCAATCGGGGTTCGTACAGACCCAGTTCTTCTTAACAGCCACCATTACTCGTCACCGCCTTTCTCGACGCTGCGAACGTGATAGTCCTGCATGACCTCCACCAGTTCTTGCAGCTTCGTCTTGATGGCCTCACGAGCATCATCGGGCATACCACGATAATTCTCGGTCTCCTTAACATCGCTCAAGAGAGCGTCTACACGAGAGCCAAAGGTCTCAATAGGGTTATATGGGACAATCAGAACACCCTCGGCGATAGGGATGATTTCGAAGGGGGAACCCTCCTCGAACCCCAACCGCTTGCGAATCTCGCGGGGGATGAGGATACGTCCAAGGTCATCGAGGCGCCGGACGATGCCGGTGCGTGATGCCTCCTGAGCCTGAATGGTAATGGGCTTTTCCATAATATTTACTCCTTTCCTTTTTTGATGAAATTCTCATTGAGCCAGTCCACCATGCTGGATATATCGCAGCAGGATTCCAGCACATTGCAATCATCACATACAAACGAGTCGAGAGGTTTGCCAGACGGGTCTTTAACGAAGACCTCAATCCAGTTATAGTTCTCGAATTCGATGTCGCCGCGTTTCACAGCCTCTAAAAGCTCCTTATCGCTCTCGAAGGCGGTTCGCAGGGATGCATCAGAATTGTAGCTCATAGCACCGTCGTTGTTCTTATCGACGTAATCCACCGCAATCCCGTTGTGCTCGCCGCTTACGCGGACCTCTCCCATTACTGCAACAGAGACTACGTAGCCTTCGTAGCGAAAACCCCCGATGTAGCCGCCATACCAGACGCAATCAAGGTGGTCATCATCAATGAAAGATTCGTTTCTCGTGTAAAGCGTAATGCCCAACCGCTTCGCTTCTGTCTTCATTTCCTCGAACCGGCGGTTGATTTCTGCGCGGTTTTGACTCATACATGGCTCCTTTCTTTCTTGGAGTAAGGGTGGGTGATATCCCACCCTTACTCAGTCTTCACAATAGCGGTCGATGACGAACTCCTTGGTGTAGTCTTCGTTCTCCGCCTCAGTCCACACACGCACGGTCATGGAGTCCTTAGCGACAAAATCAGCATCGCTGCTCTTGTCCTCGTTACGCTCGTAGGTCTGACCGATGTAGGCCAAATCCTGTGTGTTGGACCCATCCTTGTCCTGCACGCTTACAAACACCTCCGTGTGGAGTCCCTTTTCGCAGGGGTCAATCGCTTCCACAGAGATAGTCCCGTTGCCGACATCGGCAATAAGGCTTACCACAGTGCGATGGTTGGATTCCACACGGATGGGGTCGTAGATGGCAGTGCCATCCGCGATAGCCTGCTCAATCATCTGGATACCAGCCACCCAACTCAGGTAGCGGCAGCCAAACGTCTTGCCGGCATCCATGATATCCGCGATGACTTCGGAATCGCTGAACATCCCTTCCATCATGTCATAGTTGGACATGATGTAGTTGCGCCAGTCATCGCAGAAACGATGGCCTTCCGTCGCTTTCAGCAGGTCTTTGAAGTCGTCCTTATAGTCCTTAGACACGTACTCACGGTAGTGCTTGATTTCTTCCTTGGCTTCCACCGAGGAGAACTCATACACATCGTTTTCCCTGAATGCGCCCAGCTTCTCCTCAAGATACTCAAGGGAGATGGGCTTGAACTTATTGGGCCGTCCACAGCCCACAGGTGCGTTCTTGTAGGGCTTCTCAGTGGTCCACGTTTGCCACGTGCAGTTGAAGATGGCATCGCCGAGGTCGCCGGTGATGAAGACGTGGTTCTTGTAGAACGTATACTGGACAGCATAGGCGTTTGTGTTATCTCGCTTCCAGTCCACAACGACGATGTCTCCACGGTTGTGAATGTGGGCGCGGTGCTTGGCGAACTGCGTGTCCTTGATGCGCTGCATACGCTCCTGTACCTTCTGATAATCCATTTGATTCTCCTTTCTCCCAGCCTGTGATAAGGACTTACGGGAACAAAAATGTAGTAAATATATAAAAAGACAGCCGTTCCCAAACGAGAACAACTGCCTTGAATATTTGATGTGACTTTGAATCGGAGATAAATCTCCTTATAAAAATATCTTCGTAATTATACTACTATACTACCACATTCAAATATTTTGTCAATCGTTTCCTTCAAGCTGTTGTGCATTCATCTCGACTTTGAAAAGCCAATTATCATCGCGCTATTTTCAAAAAAAAGAAAAGCCCCCGAAGGAGCTTTTCTTAGTGTGAAAATCAGTGTTTTTCCGAGAGAAAAACCTCAGGGGTGTTGCTCGTCCGCGAAATTGGCAAACGCGCCCGCAGCCTCTTTCGGAGCAACGCCATTGACGTCGATGGTAACACCGGTTCCGGAGTGACGCGCAATAGCATGGATACGCAGGTCCTCAATGAGATTGGTCAGCGCCAAATTCAGAAGCACGTTCCAATAGCTGTTCATGTTCATGGAAGCAAAACGCCTGAAGTCTCTGTCATGGATGATTTCAGGGATGGCTTCGACGAGGCAGTGCAGGTTCCTCAGCCGCGAAGAGACGCGGTTGAAATCCGCAACGTCCATGGCGAACAGGTCGCCCTTGTAACCGAGTGCCTTCGCCAGACCGTCAGAGACCTCGTAGTGCTTCTCCACGTGGATGAGGTTGTCCTCGTCGTCATCCTCACCAGCACTGTCCTCCATGCCTAAATCGGTGAAGAAAGCAACGATTCCCTCAGGAGTCCACGAGTGTGTCGCATCCTCCCGCAGCGCGTTGAATACCCGAACAGCCAGATTATTGTTGCCTTCACACACGGCGAGAATTTCGTTCCATGTGTACGAGGCAAACGGCGCCACTCTGCAATCCTTGCCGGTGATGTAGCAAACCAAATCAGGGAAAGTCGCAGCATTGTAGACATTGATGTAGCCATTCAGCCACTTTCCGTCCTTGCCAAACGGCTTGCCGTCCTTTATGCTGCAGATGCCCATGACCAGCAGGAGGTGAAGCTCAAGCATAGACAAAGGAATGAGCTTTTCCTTGGTCTGATGCAGCCGTTCACGGATATAGAGCTCCGCCAGTTCCGTGGCAGTCACATTCACAGCAGAGCCCTTCTCGGCCTCGGCAAAGAAAACGTCGCTCGCCTCGGAAGTAGGCAGCACGTAGCAGCGTTCCTTTACATAGGTCCGAAAAACGTTATCGTATATTCTGATGCCCCTCTTATTTTTTACATCGCCCTCCGGGACGAATCGGCATGATATATGCCTGAAAACATCACTCTGCATAATGTCTTCGTATGCCTTTGCAGAGTCGATGAGGTCGCCATCAACTACGATACGGTGGTTGTTTTCCATCTTTTCCAGCTCCTTCTCAGAAAACCCGAATAAAGAGTTGTAGCAAAACTGATTCATACTTTTCTCCTTTCATCAGAAAATTGGCTGTGGATACCCGTGTCTTTAGTCACGGGAGGAAACAGCCGTCTTCCTTTCAATTAAGTAACTTGTAGCTGTCTCAACTACGGAAAGAACCTTGTAAGAGGCACTTGCATGGATTTTTTTGCCATCGAAATCCTTTAATGCGAAATATCCGCTTGCTCTACGCCCTGTGATAAAGCACTCTTGTCCGTTGAACAGAACTTTATCCCAAAGATGGAAACCAAATACCTCGTAAGGTGCTTGATTCCGTTTGCGGATACCTCCCTTAATGGGATTGGTCTTATGCAACTGCCTGTTAGTCAATCAGGGCTTGCAGTTACTCACCACAAGCCCGTGGTTTTAACCACGGGTTATTGACTTTCAGCGGAACACGCCGACCTTCAGAGCTTCAATGGGCAGAGAAAACTCAGGCCCAGTCTCACCGTTGGAATCTGTGGCATACAGCCACGCCACCGCAACGCCGTTTTCATCGACGCCGGTGCGTACCACAGTGACGACCTCGCCATCACAGCAGCAAAGCATACCTTCGCTGTTGAATAGCTCATAGTAAGTCGGTTCGCTGCCGTCAGGGAAGGTCTCAACTTCCAGCTTATTGGGCGCTACGCTCATATTGCAGTCATTGATGACCTTCAACGATATACCGATGCGCTCGCCGGCTTCGAGGTTGAACTCTCCGCAGGAAGTGGGTTCGCCGGAAAGTGAAAACCGCTTTGTTTTCCCTTTCGTTTGGAAACCCTTCTCGGCTTCATCCGCCTTCTTGCGGATGGCACTGAACATGGCATTGACCTGTTCTTCTGTGTAGTATCCGCTATAACGGGTAGACAGGCACTCCAGCATACTCAGACTCTCCAAAACACGCTCGACACGCTTTTCGGCGGTTCTGATGAACATATCCCGTTTTCCCTTGGCGATTTCTTCGGCGGAACGAGTTGCTTTACGTCCCATAATTTTTCTCCTTTCACCGTCACCGGGCATTTAAGATTTGATGTGTTTTCCCACAAAACTTTGTTTTCAGGTGGGAATGAAGACCATGCCTGCGTTCTGTGCGAGAAGTACACACCTCCTCGTTAAAACCCGTTCTCCTTTCGTAGAATTGTAATAGTTAGGTGTACCGTTATTTCGTCCTGACGAACCCTGAAAGACGCCGACAGCGCCATCGAAGTCCATCACCGCACCCGGCATGATACGGGTCATGTCCTTGTACTGGGGCGTGTGCGGCTTCACGGTAAGCTGCGATACCGCAGCGTTGCCGTAAGCCTCGCGGAACTCCTCCAGACTGTCGGACTTTTGCTCGATAGCCTTATGCCGGTTTGCAGCAACGACCTTGCCGTCCAGAAGGTACTTCCGCTCAACCATTTGGCGAATACAGGCCTGCCGGTCATGTCGGCGGAACTGCTTCAGCTCAAAGGGTTCAACAGGTGCGGATACCTTAATGTTGGTGTCCAAGATGGAACAGGCGATACAGTAGGCATCCGTGTAGTGTTCCTTCGGCACGTTCTTGGCAATGCGGAAGCCCTTGGTGGAACGTCCATCCGTGGCGTAGACATCGTAGAGAGTTTCGTCTCCGAGGTACTCCATGAGGTGTGGGATAATCTGATTCAGTACACTCAGGGCGTGGTATTTTTTGTTCATACCTTCCTTGCGAGTGACCAACTTATCTGCCCACGCCTTGTCCGTATGGACGAGGTCATGGTGCTCTACGCAAAGCCCGCACCGATTTGCCAATGTCTCGCTACCACCCTTATGGCGTGGAACGACATGGTGGTAATGGTCGATGGGCTTCTTGCAGAACAGACAGTGCCCGTTCTGCTGTGCGTACACCGCATCTTCTACGGAACCCAGTCCGTACAGCGGACCCTGCTGGTACTCCCAACGACGGATATTGGGATTATCCATCGCCATGAAAGCAAAGCGGTTCAGTTCCACCACCACTTTTGTGATAGGAAGGAACTTTGCAACCTTCGCAATCAGGTTAATGTGGGTCTGCAGCAAGTGATTCGCTGTGGGCGTCAGCCATCCTTGAGAACGCTTACGGTTATTGAACCGTGCCTCCTTGTTACGGATATGGTGACAAATAACGGGCTTCTCGTAGCCGGGGAGCAGTCTCTCGACAGAACCCTCGGCGATAGTGGTTCCCGCAGCCTTCGCACGACGCTGGCGCTTCCTGCGCCGGTCCAACGTGCGATGCTGCTTACGGAAACCAGCACGCTTCTGCATCAGAAGAGGTACGTCCTTATTGCGCGTCTCCAGATGTGCAGAGAACACGCACTGCCCGTCCTCCGTGACGACAGCAACGCCGATGTTTGTCCTGCCGGGGTCGATGCCAAGAATCAAGTCTTGGGTGATGTCTGGGGTATCATAGTTCAACTGGATGGTAAACGGGGTAGTGCAAACAACTCGTGCTTTCTTCTCCTTCAGGAGAAGGCGCACATAACAATAGCGAGTTGTCGGCATCAAAGGTTTACCGTCTTTGTTTTGCACATAGACCATCGTCATGTGCGCTCATCTCCTTTCAGTAGTGTCTCACCTCCGGAGGAGGCGGTAATGTCTCCCTTACCTCGGCGTATGCTTGGCAGAGCTGCGAGCTGGGAAAACCCACAGGTGCGTCCGTCGTCTCTACCTGAGAGAAGACTCACATACGTCGGTGTGGCTGTGGCTATAAGATTTTTTGTGGGTTTCCCACATCAAATCTTAATTAGCCTCACATACTCGCGGTCGTCGATGCGAAAACCATGCAGCGCAAACGTCGGAGTTCCCGGCGCAGCCTCATGGATGCGAGGGTCGAGGAACTCCGCAATTTCACGATGCAAAATAGGCATCTCAACAGTCCTTATCATAGTTTTTTTCTCCTTTCAACCCTGCGTCCTCTCCAAAAAGAGAGGACGCAGGGGCTTCTGTGTTATTCGTAAAATTCGGCTTCCCGCACAGGCGGCCACACATAGTTGAACGGAAACATCCCGCGATACTTGTGCGAAACCGCCCGCTTTGCGGCCTCAGCGCTCTTGTAGCCATAGCCCTGCGCGTCATCGTAAATGATGCCGATGTTCTCAGCATCCACTACGATATAACGATACAGTGCCGCACCATCATAGCGATGCGGGTACAGCCTCGCAGAGACAACACAAGGTTTCGGGTCTACCACCGCAATGGGCAGCAACGTGACAGTGCCGCAAATGGCGTTCTTGAGATACCGCTTGTCAGGGAATCTCAGAATACTCATGCCTCATCACCGCCGCTGACCGCCTCGTAGTTGAGACGCGCCTGCAGGATGTTCAGCACTTTCTCGACGGCGTTCTGCCACGTGGAGTTGACGTCATTGTTGCAGTCGGCATCGTGCTCAAACTGAGCAACGATATCGTTCAGCACATAGTTCGGAGACTCCTCATCGACCAGAGATACCGGCTCAGTGTCACCGAACTTTTCCTTGAAGCTCTCCAGCTTCTCGGCGTCGTCCTCGTTATCAGGGTCGAAGTCGCTGACGTCGAAGCCCAGATACGTGCAGAGCTGGCCTTCCGCATCCATCAGCCGGTAGTATCGCTCCTGTTCACGATATGCGGTCTCCAGCTCGCTGCAGGACAACTCGATTTCGACGGTGATGGTGTTTTTGGTGTCGGGAATCTGAATGTTACGGGTAATAGTCATTTTTTCTCCTTTCTTTTTTCAGAGCTGCCGGTTACACCAGCAGCGACAAACCAATGCGAACGGTCTTCAGTGGAAACTGCTCCGTGTCGAGACGGAAAGAGGTTCCACAATCGAAGCAACACACCTCCGGACCGTACACATTGTCGTGTTTCGGACCGAACTTCACGCTTCCGCAAATGGGACAGGCCGCGCAGAGAAGTGTAGGGCTCTTCACCTGCACGTCCATCTTGCTCGCGCCTGATGTGGCATCCGTCCACCCCGCTAAATAAGCGGGGGAGACACCCAGAACGGCAGCAAAACGCTCCAGAGTGTTGAGAGGGATATTTTCCACTCTGCCCGCCTCGTACTTGTAGACGGTTTGAGAGGTGACATCGCAGCTCTTCGCCAGCTCTACCTGCGAAATACCAAGTGCTTTGCGAGTGTTTCGGATTCTGTTGCTCACAACGTTGCCCATCATGCTGAAGCACCTCCGTCCAATGGCTGCCAACAGACGTCCATTTTGAAGAAGGATATGAACGGTTTTTCCAGACCGTTTGCTTCAGCAAAAGACCTTGCTTTTTCCTCGGTTTTGAATGCAATGAAGCTCTGAAGACCCCCATTGAAGTAGATGCAGCAGACCCCGATTGGAGGAGAAGCAAAAAGGTCAATGCCGAGTGCCTCATCCTGCTGATATAGCAAGGAAACATAGGTCTCAAACACACTTTTTACTTTCCTAAAGGCATCGAGGTCATCCATATTGAAGCCGTTGGTTTCAAGGAGCTCAGTAATCTTCGTATTATCTACTTTCTTGAATATCTCGCGAATGCGAGGGTCAAGGCAAAAATAAGTAGCACGAAGAATTTCGCTCTCCAGCTTCTGAATCCGGTCTTCATTCGTGGTGGACTGATTGCGAGCGAGGAAAGCCTCTCTTTCCGCGTGCTCCATCCATACACCAATACCCTCAATATTCGCCTCCGCAGCGGAAGCGAGTTTTTTGAAAGGTATTTTGACAGTCTTGTTTGCAACAAGAAAGCAAAAGGCAAGATAGTATCCGACCTCACTCAGCGTTTCGATGACCGCCTTAAAGTTTTTTGTCATGTCTTTCCTCCTTTCTGAGAAAGAACGTGGAGGCTCAGACGCGGTCGTGTACGCAATCGCCATTCCCATCCATCACTGCTTCGTGCTGGAGGAAGGTGTCGTGGTACAGAGCCTTGCCGAACGCCTTGCAGACGGGGCATTCCCAGCTCACCTCCGTACCATCGTTGTAGTCGATGTCACGGTCGCCCTGATATTCGACCTCAGCGCCGCATACAGGGCAAACATCCTCCTCATCGCCGTTAGGGTGAAGGAACGGGATGCGCCGACCCATCGGGTCCTCGAACGGCTTTACGATGCGCTGAACAAAGGCGAGCAGCACGTCAATATCAGCCTTTGCCATCAGGAGCATGACCTCTGCGGCGGATTCTTTCACATCCGGTGGGAATACCCCCGTAATGGTCTCCACCAGTGCAGCAGGATGCTCCATGGCGCGAATCAACTCACGACCCGTCGTAAGAAGCTGGTACAGAGCCAAGACGCACACCGTGTGTCCATACTCGCTGTATGCCTTGTCCAGAACCTCATATGGCGTGGACTCAGCAACACTGTGATGAGCAAACAAATGCGTGAGTTCTGCATCGTACTTTTTGTTTTCCATGATTTCTCCTTTCTCCCAGCCTGTGATAAGGACTTACGGGAACAAAAATGTAGTAAATATATAAAAAGACAGTTGTTCTCAAAAGAGAGCAACTGTCTTGAATATGATGATGTGACTGAAAGCGGAGATAAATCTCCTTATAAAAATATCTTCGTAATTATACTACTATACTACCACGTTTCAGTATTTTGTCAATAATTCTGTGGGTAAAAAGAGAGGGCTACCATAAAGGTAGCCCTCTCTTTCAAAGGGGGGTTAGAAAAGGTCTCCATGAGAGCCCGTTCGGATTAAACGAAGAATTAAAGTGTCCTTGAGAACAGTGTAAACCAAAAGCCAATCCGGTTCGATGTGACACTCCCGCATTCCTGTATACGACTTTGAATGCGTGAGCGCGTGGTCTCTGCACTCCGTTGGCAATGGTTCCTCCCGACAGAGCTTTCCGATGATGTCTTCCAGCTTTTTGGAATCGCAACCGCGTTTCATGGCGCGTTTGTAGTCTTTCTTAAACTGACCTGTGAACTCTGGTTTAAGCATTGAGTGCCTCCATCAGTTCGTCCACGCTGTCAAACGGGCCAAAGATGTCTTCTCCGCGTTCAGCCGTGGCCATTGCTGTGAGTGTTGTCTCGTTCGGAATTTCAACTGTAACATCAAACGGAATTCCTCCGCTGCGAACAAAGGCGTTTGCAAAAATGTTAAAAGCTGTCGAAAGGGACATACCGAGCTGATTGCAGATGGAAGTCATTTGGGTCTTTACATCACTGTCCATTCTAAAATTCACGTTAGAATACATCTCCCTTCACCTCCTTGCAGCAAATTATATCACATATTGTATGCGCTGTAAAGAGAAATCATTACAACTCAAGTACCGAAACTTGCTTTTTCAAGGTAGGAATCCTTACAAGCAGACAGCTTTCCCTGAGACCCGCATGGCACGCAGGGTGCAAAGGTCCATATCGGGATAGACGTCCATCACCGTTTTCCGCAACTCATCGAGGGTCTTAAAGTCTCTGTCAATGAGCAGAACAGGACCGCTGGTATCGTACCAGTTATCCTCGTTTTCCTCGGAATAGATATCTTCATCTTCGTCGATGGTGCCGCAGTAAATCTGAGCGTCTCTGACGTAGGGGCTGTCCGTGAAGACCATATACCGTCCGGCCTCAGAAGCCTTGTCCGCGACGCTGGCCGTGCAGCCCGCATCGCATTTGCTACAGAAATCGTCGCAGCCATCCTCGTGGATACGTGGCGCGGCGCCGGTAATGAACGGAGCGCGGCAAATACCGGAAGCATCTGCAAGGGCGCACAACTCAGAGTCGCACTCGCAGCACAGCTCGTTCCGATAGGTCAGAGTAGCGATGGTAGCGGTGTTGTCCTCGCCACGACCATAAAGCAGCGCAGCGATGCCTTTGGAATAGCGTTCGTCGAACCAGTGCCAGATGTCCTCGCGAGGAGTTCCGGCGGGGAAGTGGAGGAATGCCCCCTCCATCTTTTCGGTGTCCGGATTCATCGGGACATCGGCGAACTCATCCCACAGCTTTTCCAGCTCGACGTCTCTCTGCTTCAAGCTCATAAACTTCACCGCCTCCACTTGTCCCTCCAGAGCGGCGATACGCTTATTCAGCTTATCGTACTTCACGGCATGAGCACAGGTGACATCAGGAATGTCCCTGTTGTAGCAGACATCGGAGCAAAAACCGGATGCGGGGCAAGCCCTACAACGCTTCTTGTTTGTCTTTTTCTTGAAATCCATGATTATTTTCTCCTTTCTTTCTTTCAGCGAATCATCTTGAACATCTCATCGGAAGAGATATCAAGAAGCTCGGCACCGACGGACAAAAGCAAATTTCTGGCATCCTCGTCTTCGGTTTGGAGGTAAGCAGACTGCACTGCGTTGGCGATGTCCTCAGGAAAAACCACTGTGTTCACCGAAGACACCTCCTTACGCTTGCCGGCTTACGATGCTCTGCTCTTCCGCAGTGAGAAGTACATCATCGTCGCTCTCACAATGGCCGGCGTTCCAGCTCACACTGGTTGCCTTGGCGTGCAGAACATTCTCGATGAGTGTAACCGCATTGTCTGCGAAGCTCTCCAAATCCGCATTGGAGAAAGCGAACGGCACCAACCTCTGAATGATGACGTCGAAGGAGCCATCATCGTAAGTGTGCGTGCCGGCACCGCTGCCGAAGTTCGCTTTCAGCGCCGTGCGTACCTCAATCATATCGGCGGGACGGGGGAAAGCAGCTCTCAGCCAAAAACGCATCTTGTTCTGGCCGGAAGCCTTGTCGTAGTAGACATAGCACTGGCACTTATCGCCGCAGATATCCCGCACGCGGATGTCGGCATTTTCGTCAGAGGACGTGTTTTTGGAGGTGGAATCGGTGCTTTTCAGCTCCACGAATGTGGCATCACTCTCCATGTGCTCACTCAGCCACTCGTCGATGTTATCGACCTCGCCGGAGGGAACCTCGACGATATAGGCAGGACCTACATTGGGGTAGACCTTGAAGCGAATGGCATCCACGTTGCGCCCACCAACGTTGCTGATGTATTGGAACTGATAGCCGATTTCGGGTGAGGGGGAAGCCTCAGGTGCGGAGTTGGAATCCTTCTGTTCAACACAGGTCCAGTTCTCCAGATGCTCTCTCGCCCACTTGTCGATACTGCCAATTTCATCAGAAGGGACCTCAACGATATAGGCCGGTCCGACATCGGGATAGACCTTAATGCGGACAACTGCCACATTGCGCCCACCAACAGGGGCTTTCTTGGACTTCGGTTTGCTGTCGGGCGTGCCGAACTGTTCCTCGAACATGGAAATATAGTTGCTGATATGTTGGAACTGATAGCCGATTTCGGGGGTGTAGTTTGCGGTGAAGCAGTAGAGCGCGTGACCGATACCCTCGCGGGAAATCCACCACGAAATCTTCTTGTTTGCCCCGTTACGTACCGGCGTGAAGTTGTAGAGCCCATACACAAATGGGATGCCGACACGAACGGCGCCACTCTGCACCTGCCTGTTGGACGAAAGCTCATCCCACGCACCGCTTGCGTTTACGAAGCGCCCCACAAGGACGTCCGCACTGCACACGGCATCAGAATCAGCTTCGCAGGGCTCAACACCAACCAGCTTCGCATAGTTTACCTTGCGAAGCCCTACAGCAGCCGGCACAAATACACCGTCGCGGTTGGTGGCTGCCATCATAACAGCAAAACCACAATCGGTAATTTCACCGGTGACGGCAACCTTATCGTGGACAGTCTCCATGTTCTCGCCAGCGTACTCGAAAACAACATTGGTTTTCATGTTTTCTCCTTTCTCCCAGCCTGTGATAAGGACTTATGGGAACAAAAATGTAGTAAATATATAAAAAGACAGTCGTTCCCAAGCGAGAACAACTGCCTTGAATATTTGATGTGACTTTGAATCGGAGATAAATCTCCTTATAAAAAAATCTTCGTAATTATACTACTATACTACCACGTTTCGGCATTTTGTCAACAATTTTGAACAAAAAGAAAAAGCTCCCTTCGGGGAGCTTTTTCACACATCTGTTAAAAGATTGCAGCGACCTTTGAGATTTGATGTGGGAAGCCCACAAAACTTAGTTTTCAGGCAGGGATAAAAACCATGCCTACGTTCTTTGCGAGAAGCGCACATCTCCTCGTTAAAACCTTTGTTCCTTTCGTTGATTTATAGTAGTTCGACTTACCGTTATGAAAGCCTTCTGACCCCTGAAATACTCCAATAGTCCCATCAAAATCCATCACCGCACCCGGCATGATACGGGTCATGTCCTTGTACTGAGGCAAATGGGGTCTTACGGTAAGCTGCGATACCGCAGCGTCGCCGTAAGCCTCGCGGAACTCCTCAAGACTATCGGACTTTTGCTCAATGGCCTTATGCCGGTTTGCTGCAACGACCTTGCCATCCAGAAGGTACTTCCGGTCAACCATTTGGCGGATGCAGGCCTGTCTGTCGTGACGGCGGAACTGCTTCAGCTCAAAGGGTTCGACAGGTGCGGATACATCAATATCGGTGCCCAAGATAGAACACGCAACACAGTAGGCATCCGTATAGTGTTCCTTCGGCACGTTCTTGGCAACGCGGAAGCCCTTGGTGGAACGTCCATCCGTGGCGTAGACATCGTAGGGAGTCTCTTCACCGAGGTACTCCATCAGGAACGGGATAATCTGATTTAACACACTCAGGGCGTGGTACTTTTTATTCATACCGCCCTTGCGTGTGACCAGCTTCTCCGCCCACGCCTTGTCCTTGTGGACGAGGGCGTGATGCCTCTCGCAAAGCCCACACCGGTTTGCCAGCGTCTCGCTCCCACCCTTATGGCGTGGGACGACATGGTGATAATGGTCAATAGGCTTCTTACAGAACAGGCAATGTCCGTCCTGCTGTGCGTATACCGCATCCTCCACGGAACCCAGTCAGTACTGCGGACCCTGCTGGTATTCCCATCGACGGATATTGGGATTATCCATCGCCATGAAAGCAAAGCGGTTCAGTTCCACCACCACTTTTGT